CCCGCCAGATTTACCGGCAGCACCGGCTGATGCTCAAGCCGGACGCGGGTGGCAATATCGATCGTAACTATCGCGTCAGTAATATCAAGGTCGCTAGTAACGGTAATTCGATCGACGCGGGGAAGTTTTTAGTCACCGAGGTTCTGAAGATGGGCGATGGGGTTGGCCTGCACCATATCGAGGTCGAGATGGAGAGAGCGGACTGATGGCCTCCCTGGTCTCCACGGATGTGACGGGGGTTAAGGGTTTACAGCAGAAATTCCGCGCCATGGCCAAGCGGGTCGGGGGAGGAGAGCGCGCCGAGATGTGCCTGAGAGGCGCAGAGGTTATCGCGGAGGAGACTCGGCAAAACATTCTCCGGCAAGACCTGATTGAGAGTTGGGCGCTATATAACAGCGTGGAAGCGTTCAAAGTCAATCAGTGGACAGCGGGGGTCAGCGTTGGCAAGGGCAGCGTCGCCCGGTTCTATGCTGCGACCCATGAGTATGGTCTGGATAACCAGCCAATCACGGAGCGCCAGCGGAGATATTTTCTATGGCGCTGCTCGGAGGGCGAGGAGATGTTCTGCGCCATGGCGAACAAGAGCACTTACACCATCCCGCGCCGTCCCTACTTTGGACCGGCGCTTATGTCGGCCCGCAGTGAGGCTTATGACGTGATGGCGGACTACTTACTCAGCATACTGAAGGAGTATGAGGCATGACGCTGTCCGGGGACATCTACACGATCTGCTCGGGGGATACAGCCCTGACCAATCTGGTTGACGATCGCATCTACTACTCGCGCCAGGTGACCAGCACCTTCCCCCAAGTCGTGTACTCTGGGCCGACCGGGTTTGACGATCAAAAGTACCGCGACCACGACGGCGCGCCGGGTCGGGCGGAAATCCTGGTGCAGTTTGATTGCTACGGCGCGACGGCTAACGAAGCCGAACAGGTCGCCGCCGCGATCGTCGACCTGTGGAGCGGATACCAGGGCAGCAGTCCCGACGTCGGGCGGGCGCACATCATGAATCAAATCGAGGACGGATACAGCGCTTCGCTAGAGGCGTTTCGCCTGATCGTCGATGTAGTCATTGAAACATCTGTATAGTATCGGACCTTCGGGTCCCCATATCAAGCAGAGGAGTGGTCATGTCGAACCTTAACAATATCTTGATTTTGTCCAACTCACCCCATGAGTACACCGGGTACGGAAAACAGACTCGGTACCTGTGTCGAATCCTGACAGACCTGGGATACAAGGTGGGAGTGGTCGCCCTGCACGGTTTACAGGGACCGGCCATCCACTGGCAGGACATCCCGATCTTTGGGCAGCGCGAGTCGCGTTACACCCTGGACGAGATGCGGGCGTATGTCGAATACTTCGAGGCGGANGCCGTGATTACGCTGTACGACCTCTGGCACTTCCCGGCAGACACNGCTCAGAAGATACACGCGCCGTGGATCGCGATGATGCCCGTTGAGGGCTACCCGATTCATGAGGGGATGGTCCGTTTCCTACGCACGGCCAGTTATGTGGTCACCTACTCCCAGTTCGGGCACGACGTACTGGAACAGAAACGCCTGCCCAGCACGTTGATTCAGCACTGCCTGGACCCGGAGGTCTATAAGCCGGGGAACGTACCCGCCATTCGCGAGGACCAGGGCCTGCCGATGGATAAATACATCGTCACGATGGTGGCCATGAATAAGGGGAGACAGCCATACCGTAAGGCGTGGCCGCAGATGTTACAGGCCTGGAAACGATTTACGGACGCGCACGACGACGTATTCCTGTACTGTCACACGAACACCACGCCGATCGAGATGGAGAGGGGGTCAGGGTTCCGATTCGGTCCCTTGGTTGACGACCTGGGCATTGACTGGAGCACACTCGGGTTCCCTGACCGTGTTAATTGGGTGGTGGGTATGCCGGACGAGGGAATGGCGCGGATGTACACGGCCAGCAATGCGGTGATTCTTCCTTCGATGGCTGAGGGGTTCGGCCTGCCGGTGATCGAGGCGCAGGCATGTGGTACCCCAATTCTGGCCCACGACTGCTCGGCGATGACCGAACTCGTGCATAACGGATATCTGATCCCGCGCGGCCCAAAATACTGGGTCAACGAGCGCAAATACTGGTGGCACCGACCGCGAGTCGAGGATATCTACGACGTGCTGGAATGGGCCTATGACGATTTTGATAGCAGCCTGGAGGACCGCGGTCCGATGGGCCGCCAGGCGATGATCGACCATTACTCGATCGAGGCGGTCACGCCGCTGTGGGACCAGTTCCTGGCCCATGTGGGGAGGGAACTATGGTGAAGATCGGATGGTTGGCTGACCAGGTAGGGATTGTCGGTGGCGCTGAGATCAGCGGCCAGGTGCTGGTCAACAACGCGCCGGACTGGGCGGAGATCGAGTTCTGTCCAACGAACCGCCGCCCGCCAGAGGACATTGAACTGTGGATGCTGCAAAACGTAGTCACTTACGGGCAACGCTGGACAGAGCCGCTGAACAACGGAGCGCCGCTGATCAAGCACTTCCGGGACCCCTGGCATCCCGGCGACGTGATCTTCCGGCGCTGGGTGCTCAACCGCACAGCGCTGGTGATCTTCAACTCGCCTTTGGCACGGGATACGTGCCCATGGCCGTTACGTGCGCGGTCTCACAAGGCGATCTGTCCGCCGCCGGTGGACATCGAAGCGTTTGAGCGCGCGGCGCTGCCGGACAATGAACGGACAGGCAACGTATTTGTGGGGCGGGTGGACTATAACAAAGGCATTCACCGAGCGATTGACTGGGCACTGCTCCACGACGAGCCGCTGGATGTATACGGGCAAGGGAACCTGGATGTACCTGAACCGTTACAGAGCCAGGTTCGCTATCACGGTCCCGTCCCGTACACGGAGATACCCGGCATCTTTGGGAAGGCAAAACGATTTGTCTTCCTGCCCGGCGCACAGGAGAGCTACAGCCGTACCACGGTCGAGGCGTGGGCCGCCGGGTGCGAGCTGGTGATCGACAAGAGCAAGATCGGAGCGTGGGCGTGGATTGAGAATGCGCCCGAGCAGATCACGCTCAAGGCAGCGGTTAATCGATTTTGGGGATTGGTAGAGGGGGTGATCCGGTGAGTCTCTTAACAATCGTCAGGCAGATGATCGAGCGCTACGGCGCGATCGAGGCAGATTTCGGTAACTCGACGGTGAAACACTCGGTCTACAAGCGCATCCGCTATCTGGAGATCGCCCGCATCGCCGCCCAGCTGGAGGGCGACCTAGCCGAAATAGGCGCGAGGTACGGCTTAACGACAGCCCTGCTGGCCATGGCGGCGGAGCGATACGATCGCCGGGTACTGGTCGTGGACTCATGGCAAGACCATTACAAAAAGGACCACCAGGAGTTCATCAAACGCACGCGCGGTTGGGAGGGGTTGATTGACGTGGTACATGCGGACAGTCACAGTCAGGAAGCGCTGGAGGCCCTGAGCCGCCCGCTGAGCATGGCCCTCCTGGACGCGGACCACAGCCTCGCGGCGGTGGAACAGGACCTGGAAGCCGTTAAGCATGCCCGTATCATCGTCGTGGACGGGATTCACGACGTCCAGGGCGCGCGTTCGGCCTGGCAGCATATCGCGCCCGACTACGGCCTGACGCTGACCTTACCCAAATTGCGTGAGGGGTACATCGTTACCGAGGATGTGGAGTTGTCTATATGATAACGCTCGTCGTCCCGACACTGCATCCCCGGCAAGGCCAACGAACGATGGAGGTTCTGCTGTCCAAGGCATCCATAGCAGCAGAGCCGATTGTGATTGACGACCACCGGCGCAGTGGCTACACGGCAGCGTGTAACCGGGGTCTGGCCCAGGCGCTTGAAAATGGCAGCGATGCGTGTATCTGTGTTGATGATGTCGAGCCAGTGACTGACGGATGGCTTGCCAAACTGAACCAGGCGCTGTATCTCAACGACAGCATCTGGTTTGCAGGACCGAGCGGGGCTTGTCGAACACCGCCCCAGAACACCGGAGAGCCCGGTGACCCCCGCCCGGTGCAGTACGTCTCGCATGTGGCCGGTTTCTGTTGGCTGATCAAGCATCAGGCGCTGGCGACACTGGGCCTGATGCGGGAGAGGTTTTTTCACTATGGCTCTGAGGTCGACTATCAGTGGTTGGCCCGCTCAGCAGGCAGGAGAGCGGTTTGGGTGCCCGGCGTGTATGTGAACCACGAACTGCACGCGCCCCGGCAGCCAGAATGGGACGAGGACAACGAGCTTTTTAACACCATCTGGCATTAGGCCAGAAAGGAGCATACGATGGTTAAGCACACATCATTCGGGAGTACTCTTTCGTGGGACCCCGCAGGCGGCACCAGTTACACCGCCATCGGCCAGGTCACGGACATTTCCGGGCCGTCGGTGACGCGCGGTGACATCGACGCCACGGACCACGACTCCGCCGTGGACAACGGCGGCGACGGCTGGCGTGAGTTCGCGAAGGGCATCCCTGACGGCGGGGACCTTACGTTTGGCATCAACTGGGACCCGGTCAACTTGAACCCGCACGGGCAGACCTCCGGTACCGGCATCCTCAGTGATTTCGAGGACACCACCGGCGACCTGGCGTCCTGGAAGCTAGACCTGCACACCTTGAGCGGAACGATGGAGTGGGCGTTTGATGGATACCTCAACGGAGCATCGTTCGAGCACCCTCTTGAGGGTATCCACACCGCCGAAATCACCGTAAAGATCAGCGGCAAGCCCACGCTTACCGCCAGCGCATAACATAAAGGAGCGGCCAAATGAAGTTTCTTTCCCGCGATAACATTCTGAATGCCAGCGATATTGAGTTCGAGGACGTCGAGGTCCCCGAGTGGGGCGGCACAGTACGAGTGCGAGAACTGACGACCGCCGAGGTCGAGAACTTCTCTCTGCGAACATCAGACGCCCGAGGGCAACTCGACATCTCCCGCATGTCCGGCCTGCGCGCCGAGGTCGTCTCGTGGGCGCTGATCGACGAAGAGGGCAAGCAGTTGCTGAACAAGCGTGACGCCGAACAGTTACAGATGAAAAGCCACCGCGTCATCGATCGCCTGTTCAATAAAGTCCTGGTGATGAGTGGCCTGCAAGACCAGGTTGCGGAGGGAGAGGGGAGCGAGCCCGAAAAAAAAGCCTAGCGGATGACCCCGAACGGTTGCTCGCCTTCCGTCTGGCTCTGCATCTCGGGCTCCCCAACCCAGACGCGATGCGTGCCAGTATGCCCTACCGCACCTGGCAGGGATGGATTGAATACGATCAGATCGAACCGTTTGGGGAGGAGCGCGCGGACTTGCGTATCGCGCAGTTAGCGGCGATTATGGCGAACGCCTGGCGCAAGAAGGGCAGCCGCCGCTACAAGATTCGGGATTTCATGTTCGACTTTGGGCTCCGCCGAGGCAAAACGCCCGACGAACTCGCGCAGCAGGTGTTCACTCTTAACAAAGCGCTCGGCGGCACGTTCATCGACAAGCGAAAGGAGACGGGATAGTGCCCAGAATTCAGGTTGCCGAACTGTTCGTCCCGATCGTTGCTGACGCCAGTAAGTTTGAGTCCGAGCTGGACGGCGCGGGGAACAAGGCCATCGGCTGGGCGAAGTCCATCTCCAAAGCTGCGGGCGCGGTTACCTTTGGCGCGATGATTGCTGGGGCCACTGCCGCGACTGGCGGCGTGGCCCTGCTGAGTCGAGAGTTGGGGAAGTTAGCCGTCGAGGCCGCCCCCTTAGAGGGCATCGGTATCACTTTCGACTCGATGGCAAAGCGGTTCAATCTGTCCATCCGAGAGATGCGGGACGCCTCCGCTGGTCTGATCTCGGACTTTGAACTCATGCAGAAGGCTAACCTGGCCCTGACCGGTCTCACTGAGGAGCTGGGTACCCAATTCGGTGAAAAACTCCCCGAGCTTCTAATCACCGCACGCGCCGCGGCGCGCTCCACAGGCCAGAGCTACGAGTACATGTATAACTCGCTGGTCAACGGTATCAAGCGCGCGTCACCACGCTTGATTGACAACACCGGAATCGTCATCGAGTTGGGTCTGGCAAACAAGGAGCTCGCCAAAGAGCTCGGCACCACAGTCGAGATGATGAGCGAGGAGGAAAAGGCTCTAGCTGCCCTCAACGCTGTGACCAAGCGCGGGATGGTCCTGGCTGAGCAGATGGGCCTGGAACACATCACCGCTGCCGAGGCCCTGGGCCAGATGCGCGTCTCGCTCCGGAACGTCAAGGACCAAATTGGCCTGGCCTTTAACCCGGCGGTCAAAGCCGCGGCGGTGGCGCTTAACGACCTGATCAACACCGGACTCAAACCCCTCGCCCCCTTGCTGGAACGCACGGTCGCGCCCGCTGTCACTGTGATGATCGAGAAATTGCACCAGATGGCCGTCAGCGCGGTGGAGAGCGGGAAGCGAGTCTTGAGCGGATTGGGCCGCCCCATCGCGAGAGCGGCCCGCAACGCCCTGCAATGGGGAATCAACATCTCCGTCAATCTCGCCAAGGGTATTGTCACTGGTGCGGCCAGAGCACTGACTGCCGCGATGAACTTTGTCAGCCAGTTACTGTCTGCCTGGTTGGGCCCTGGCTCGCCACCGAAAGTCGCTCCCAACCTCCCGGAATGGGGCGCGAACGCGATGGAAGAGTTCCTGATGGGATTCTCCCTGGCGAACTTTGATATCCTGGAAGGCACTCAAGCGATGTTGGAGCGCGCTTTGGACGCTTTGGTCAAGGCCGGAGAGCTGGGTGAGGATGTTGCCGAGCGGGTGTTCTCCGGGATCAGCGTCAAGTTGATCAAGGCGATCGATAAGTTCAGAGATACTGGAAGAATTGCCCAGGGAGTGCTGTCCGATCTGGTCAAGTTCGGCGGCCAGTTCGGTGATGCCCTCGCTACACTGGTCAAGCGCCAGTTCGCCTTTGCCCGAGCCACTGATGAGGTCCGGCGGGCCGAGGAGCGGCTGCGCGAGTCCCGGAAGGCGGAAGAGGAAGCGCAGGACGAGCTTAATCAGCAGATCGAGAAGTACAATCAGATGTTGCGCGCGGGAGCCAGTCGAGACGCCCTGGACGCTCAGCGCCAGCGGGTAGACGCGGCACGCAGCGAGATGGAGGCAGCGGAAGAGGCCATCGCGCAGGCCGAGCGTCAAA